GCTGTTCCTTTTGATTTTGTTGCTGCTAATCTTTGAATACTCCAGATTTTGCCAAAAATGTCTAAATTTTGTCCATCTGCGTATAAAATATTTGTTTGATTACTAATCCAATCTAAATAATGATAAAGTTGTTGAGTAAGTCCAACTTGAACTGTTGCTAGAATGTTTAATGGTGAATTCTTTAGAGAGGCATCTTGTCCTGGCAATGCAGTATTGATGTCTGAAATTACACTTTCATATAATTCTTTAATTGTAGGTTTATTAAATCCGATATAACTTGCTGTCATTTTAAACGTCCTTTATTTTATACATACTTCCATAAATTATCGAAATTTATTCTCGAAATAATTCCATCGTTTTGATGAATAATAACCGATATGAACAATTTATCTTCAGAGCTTCCAACAACTGCTTCAACATCAATTTGTTTAGCTACTCCATCTTCAATCATCCATTGCAAGGCTTCTTGTACATATTTCTTCGCTCTTGTAGTAAGATTAGGTAGCATTTTCTGACGTTGTAATAACCAAAGTTTGGAACCTAATCTTTGTGGGTTCAAATTATCTGCCCACCAACCATAAATAGTTCCATCCTCTATTTCATCAGTATCTGCTCTACGCCATGAAAACAAACTTGATAGAACAGCAGAATATAATGAATTCTGGCTGTCGAAATCTAAATCACATTCACCAAATCCTGATCTATATTCATCAACAACGTAAACCAAATTTAAATCTGACATATTATTTATTACCTGTGATTTTATTATAATAAGTTGAATGGAAAAGTGTTGAATTAGACACTTCATCAACAACACCTTCAAAATCAATATAAGGTGCTTCGTTATAGTCAGTAACTGGGACTAAGGTGTACATTAATCTTGGAACCCCTTTAATAATTTTCCAAATACCTTTTGTTCCATTGTGTTCCATAAAAAAGACATTTTTCCTTGTTAATAATTTGGATGGACGCATAGATTTTGAAACTTTTCCATTGCTTTTTGCTGCAATTGGCACTGCAATATATTTGTCTAGTGGATGTCTTTCACCACCTTCAATTAATGTTTCAGCAAACCAAACCCTCTCAAGAAATCCTGCCTCAGATTCCAATTTACTATCGTTAGCTTTATCATAAGCAATGCTTCGTTCTAAGAAATTGGTTGTATTATTTAAATCTGATTTCACACGTTGTTTTAATTTATCCATACATTCAAAAGCAACGGAATTTAATGCAGATTTAATAGCAGATTTAACAACTTTTTCGTTTGGTACAATCATTGTTAATAATGTTGGATCAGAAAAGTAAATATTCTTTGCCATAGTTAAACAACAACTCCAGTTTGAGCAGACCCTGCTTGTACTCCAGAGTGTTTGTGCGTGTTATCAATAACTTTTCCATTTGCTTTAACTGTGCCTGTTATATTAACGTCACCATTAATATTTATAGTTCCATTGTTTAATAACTGAATAGTACTTGATCCATTTGTTAATAGAATGTCACCATTACTTTTTACTTCAACTTTGGCATTATTAATTTTTAAGAGAAATCTATAATTTTCTGTTCCATCATCTGTAAAAACTAATCTTTGAGTTGCGTCATTATGATTTGCTGTTTGAACATCATGAGTTGAAAATAAAATGACATCACCAGGATTTGCAACAGTGGGTCTATATCTTCTATCAGTTGCACATAAAACTGTTGTATGTCCATTTGAGAACACATCGTCTATTAAACATTCAGCACCTTTTCCTGTGTTTGCATCAATTGGCATAATAAAAGATGAAAACCCAAATGGTTGAAAATGCTCTGCCCCAGATGATGTTTCTCCAGCAATACCATTTACCTGAACGGTTTGCATTTTTGTTGTATTATTCTCTACAAAATTGATTACGCCTTTTCTCATAAAGCTTATCTTTTTACCTCCATTGAGGAATTGGATTTAAATTATTAGTTCCATTTTCATCTCTAGCTTGTTTTGTTTTAACGTTAGTAATTTCACGCTTTTGATCAACTTGTTTTGATGGGATATAAGCAGAAATGGGATTTAAAACAATATCTGTTGTTGTTCCATTTGAATTGTTTATGTTAAAAGATAAAGAAGATATTACTAACGGAAATAATTCACTGCTTTTGAATTTTAAAACTCTGTCATCAACAGTTGGAATTGTGTTAATTTTCCATAAGCCAGAAGGAGAAGATGTCCATCCTTGAACAGTGTAGCTATACTCTAATGATTTCCCTGTATTTGCATCTCTTTGCCATGCAGCTAATTTATCTGCTTCTGATTTAGTCAAGGGTTCATTTGCATTGATTATTAATGGTCTGTGTCTTTTAACATTTCTCTTATCTTTAGCAATTCCAAGAATTTCATTTGTTGATCTTCCGAAATTTTCATCGTCGCCACGTATTTGAGAACGAACTAAGATTTCAGAAAAGCGATTGCTTTCATCTTCAGATTTAGTTCCAGCTAATACATTTGATTCATTATTGTATGGGATATTAATAATATTATTCCCATTACCAGCTTTGCCAGCTGTTGTAAAAACTAAATGACCTTTTTCATCATCAGTTAAAATTGTTTCTGAAATATCAGCTAATCGATGTAAAGCATCAATTACTGTTTCTGAATTAGAAGTAGAGAATGATGGAACAATTACATCATTGCCTTGAATAGTTACAGTTATCCCAAATGGTTTACATATAGATTTGACAATTTCTGAAATCTTTGTTTGTGACCATTCAGCAATATTAACTGAGCAATCAACTAAATCTTTCGTTAAACTTCTACCAGAAACTTGAATATAATGTCCGTTTGCATCGTATGATTCACGAGCGTTATCAACATATCCTGTAATAACTAGTTCGTTTCCATAACTGATTTGAACCTTGTCTCCAACTTTAGGTAAGAAATCATTGTTTTCAATTACTATTCCAATAGCAAAAGTGGAAGCTGCGTCATCCATACTTTTTCTAATTTGAACATCTTCCCAACCAACAATTACATGTGGATTATCTTCAAATCTAACATTTACAATACTCATTCTGATAATAACTCCAATCTGTCAGCCATAATAAATCCAGGGTGAATGATCTTATTTCTGTCAATGATTTCTTGTTCTCGACTAATATCGTCATAATGTTCATATGCAATAACTAAAGCTGGTGTAGCTGTTCTAACATTTTTATAAATCACATGTGTTAAATCTGGTGCTCTAGTTTTAATATCTTCAACAAAAGAAGCTTTAACATCTTTAAGAACTTTATAACTACCATCAGAAGCACCATTTCCAGCAATTTCAATTAATGCATCTAATTTAACGTTGATTTTGTCCCAAATTTGAATTGCTTCATCATATGATTTAAAATTAATATATGTTGATGCAATACAGGCTTGGATAATAGCGTTCTGTTTTAAATAGTTTTCAACAATCTTTGTTTGAATATTTTGCTTAACATCTGTTGGTGTTTTCTCGTTTACATGTTCAGCATCTGTATTAGCTATTTTTAAATATTCATCAATTGCTGTTTGTGGGTCAATTGTATAAGTTGCAATTTCATCATTTATATAATCATTGTTAATACTTGCTGTGTATTTGGAAATCGCTTGACTTAAATCTAATGGTAATGAGAAATCGACAGATTTTAATGAATAGAAGCTATCTACAACATTTAGAACTTGTAAAGGTGCAATACCAATTAATTCAGATACTTGATTACTAATAAAACTATAAACATAGTTTGGTAAATTTGTTATTGTGTAAAAGGTGTTAAAAACCTTGTCTAACGTTGATAAAGCCTTTTTAGCTACAGTTCTAAGATTTTGAGCACTATCAATGTATATTTGTTTATTTGGTGATTTTAAATCTTCAACAAAGACTAAATTAAAATCAACAGACTTTCCACGAGTTGTTTTATCTTCCGATATATTACAAGCAATACATCTTACATTTACTTGTCCAAAATCTGGATGAATTAATAATCCTGCACCTTTTTTAGCACATTCCTTTCTTAATTCATCACGTTCCTTTTCCCAATTATCACCAATTACATATCCAGATAATTCATAAACTCTGAATTGTTGACCCATATCTTCATGATATGGAATATCTTGCTGTGGATATTCATGGGTTACTATTCTTCTTGCATCACCTGAAGTATTTGAGCTATAAACATAAAATTTCTTATTACGAAATGAAACTGGTTGTAAACTTTCTCTCCAATTTGGTTTTTGATTACCAGAACCTAATGGAGTTGTTTCAATAAAATTATCAAATATTGTCATTTTCTATCGTCCTGGTAAAGAATTAGCAAATTGTTGAAAGCCTGATTTTTGAGCTCTTCTTGAATTATTGCCAGTGTCTAGTAAAGGTGACACAAATCCAGGTTTATTCGTAGAAGATATTTCAACCTTTCCAGGTATATCTGCTGTAAATTTAATATGTTGCTCTGTTTTTTGGACATTAGAAGAATTCTTAGCAGAAATGGTTTTAGCTGCATCTGAATTTTTGTCATCCCCAAATAAACCACCAAATAATCTTTTTCCTAAAGTTTGTTTTCCATCACCTACAATTTCTTGTCTTGCATTACTAACATTATTAGCTGTTACCAAACCTTGAGCGAGTGCTGGAACTATTTGTTGAATTGTCGAAACAATGCTTTTAAAGATATTTAAAATCTCCTCACGATGTTCATATAGATACATGAAGGCTTTCTTTATTTCTCCAAATACCTCAACAACAAAATTCTTAATTTCATCTTTATTAGCTCGGATAAAATCAACTGCTTCTTTTAAGCCTTGTGTTAAAGCAGGTCTATATTCATGTAACATTTGTGTAGCAGTTTTAATTGCATCTTTTACTAAATCATAAGCACCTGAATTCTCAACAATTGCAGCTGACTCCTGATCAATTGCATCCATCAAATTTGACTTAAGTCCTTTCAAAGATTTCATTTGATCTACAGCAGCAGTTGAATATTTCTCTTCACCTAACTGACGTAAAAATGCAATTACATCCTTAACTCCATTTACTTTAATATCCTTACCTTGATAAGAAACCATATTTGGTGAACCATCTTTTGTTCTCACTCTAATACCAAATGTTGTTTTCAATCTTTCATATTCACCAGTATTTGCGTCAATAATTGCAGCAACCATATCCTCCATGCCCTTATTCATCACAGAACCCATATTTGCTAGGCCCATAAAGAACTTGTCATCAGTTGGCATATTTGCTACTTTCAAGTCAAGATTACCTTGTATTAACTCTTGAGTTTCAAAAGGTGTCTTATTTCCTATATTCACCATACGGTCATATTCTTCTTGTGCTTTCTCTTTTGACCCAAAAATACTTTTATAAGAAATTAACGAACTCTCTTTAATTTGAGCTTTATCTACGCCGTGATATATTCCAGCAGCAGCTGAACCACCTAAGGCCGCCGCTGAATATTTAGCGATTGATGAAATTTTGTTGATGGCTAATTTGCCTAGATTTGCACCTAGTTTTACAACTCCAGTTGTTACTTGAGCTATTGCACCACGAATTGACTTTAATTGAACTTGCAGACGGGAAAGTTTTGCATTTCCTAATTTACCCGTTGCTGAATTTGCTTGATTAATTTGTGTTGTAAAACCACGAATTGATGCCTGCATCTGACGTATTGGAGCAGTCATCTTATCAATTGCTGAAAATACTGTACTTACGGAATATTTCTTACTCATTATGATTTTGTTCCTTCAAAATCCGTGCTGTTTGTTCTAAATAAATTAACAATTGTGAAGCTGTTAATTTAAATAGCTCTGATGGTGCTAATTTCCAATGCCACGCAATGTTAAATATGATCTCTAACCTTTCTTCTTTTGTTTGCCCGATAAATCCAAAAAAGAGTACAACTCGGCCCCACATTTCATTACATCTTGGAAAGATAGCTTTTCTAATTCTCTACCATATGTAGAACAACTTTTTAACAAAACCAAAGTTTGCTTGATTTCTGATGGTTTTGATATTTCTCTTTTTACATGTCCAAATTCATCATATTCGGTGATCTTCTCAGAGCCAGCTTCTTCCCATTTCAACCAATCTGACACTGTTGGCTCTTGAAACGATAGTTCGTTTGTATCATCACCATTAAAATCTTTAATTGTTGTAGCTACTTGTACATAAATCGTCATAATTCATTTCCTATCTCAAAATTATTAAATAAAAAGGGACTTACATCCCTTATTATTATTTATCAAATTTAAAAGATGAGGTTTACATCCATCTACCTTGTCCGGTAAACTCTACTTTAAGCTTACCATCAGTTGAAGTCACTGAAGAATCGCCTGAGAAAAATGCATTCTTCAATATTGCAACTGATTGAGAACCTTGCTTCTTTAACTGAACTTGAATTGTTCCGTTTTCAAAGGAGGTAATATCTGAAAATCTTAAATCGGGGGTAAGTAATAAAGACCCGGAGATAGTATCTGGTGTTACCATTTCTGAATAATGAATTTGACCATCAGAAGCTGGTATTGCTTCTCTTGTAACATTTTGTATTTTGATGTCAAATTCCCCGTCGGTAGAGTAAGCTCTTCCGTTGACTGAAAACAACGCCATACCTGCTATTCGACTCATAATTTAATTCCTTTTAGTTAATTGTTAATAATATATATTTATTTGTTTTTACATTTATCAAAATGATAACGTGTCATTAATGAATTTCCACCAGATTTTCCACAATGTGGGCATGTCAATTGTTTTTGAGATTTACCCTTTTTCTTCTTATTTCTTTCTTCAACCTTCTCCGCATTTTGGGGATTTGACCACCATTTCTTAATTGCAACAGAAGTTTTTATTAATTCTTCAGGGTTTGCATATCGTTCTTTTTGAGCTGCAGAAACTTTTTGTCCTATTTCTTTAATCTTTTCTGTATTTTCTGGATTTGCCCACCATTCAGAACTGTTCTTGTTTCTTCTTTCAATGGCTTCTTCATTTTCTGGATTTGCCCACCATTCTTTTCGAGCTGTGGAATTCTTTAATTTCATTTCAGCAATCTTTTCTTCATTTTGTGGATTTGCCCACCATTCAGAATGATTACGACCTTTTTCAACAATCATTTCTGCATTTTCTGGATTTATATACCAATCAGAAATCTTTCTATTCATTTCGACAATCTTTTCTGCATTTTCTGGATTTATATACCAATCAGAAATCTTTCTATTCATTTCGACAATCTTTTCTGCATTTTCTGGATTTGCATAATACCGTTTTAACGATTCAGATATTTGAGAAATAACTAGATCATTCTCTTTAGTTTTACCTTTATTCCAAGGTTCTTTACCAGCTCTATTAAAATTTCCTGATTTAGGATTATATCCGTTTAACAAATAAGGTTTACCCCAGTGCTCATTGATTAATTCTGCTTCAAAAATAAACACATCATCTAAATCTTTTGAATTATTACTGATGTACAATATTTCCCAGTCAAATTCATTGAATTCTACTTTTTCAGAACTTGTAAAATAATGCTGCCCAAAATCGTCTTTTACTGATCTTTTTGCATTAATATGAGCATATCTCGCACCTATATAAACCTTTTCATCTGTCTTTCTAATTCCTGCATAAACATATGGATATGATTGCTCATATAATTCGCTGTTTTCGCCTGAATAAATAGTATTAGTCATGTTTTTACCTCTATTAAAAATGTGATTAGAAGGACGAATATTATTCCACTAATATTCGTCCTTTGTTGTATTTATTATATAATCAAACCCTTATTTTATAAACTAATTACCAATCCTTAATTTAAATTCATTACGCAACGCAGTTACCACTAAATTGTTTATTAAGGTAGGAGGTAATAACACGTC